CGACGCTACGCCTTGCGGCGTCATACGCCCTTGCTGCGTTCCTCGCGTTCCTGGAGAAGCGGCGAGAAGCGGAGAGGGCATCCTCCATGGCGATCGGGCTAGGGATCCTGAAGGAGTTCTGAAACTCCGAGGGCGCCGAGGGCAAGGACTCAGGTGTGCCCTGCGTGACGCGGCCCGGCAGAATCGGCTCCGTGTTCGTTCCCCCCGGACCCTTGACGCTGACCGAGTGATTGTAGTCCAGGGAGCTGCGGCTGCTCGTCCCTGTGATGCGCTCACGCCACTCCGCGGGTACGTTGTCCGGCATGAAGCGAGCGAGCGCTCCTTCCCGCCCGAACAGGTCGTGGTTCATCACGTCCCACCACTCGGACTGAGTTCCGGCGTTCATGATCTTCGCCTTGAGCGCGGCGGCCTCCCCCTCGGGAACACCGAACTTGGCGAGCAACCGGTTCAGGTGGGTCAGGTTCTGATCCCGCTGGTAGGCCCGAACAGGCGCCGGGTCTTCCGGGTTGACGTACACGATCTTGGCGTCGGACGCCAGCTTGTCGCTGAGCTTCCTGATGGCGGGCACCTTGGACTCCGCGAGCCACGCGCCGTCCTCCGAGAAGACAGTGCCACTGATGAAGCGCTGAAACTCACGCGGCGAGATGACGATGCGGAAGGCCCGTTCGGCCAGACTGCTCGGACGGTAGAGCACGCGGTGCAGGAAGTCCGGCAGGGTGTTGCGGCCAGGGAACCGAAGGACCGCGGGCGGGGCTTTGGCGGCTTCGATGGCAGCTTCGTCCATGGCAAACTTCTCCAGCTTGAGTTGCTCCAGGTCTCGACCAGCCTTGAGCAAGTCTGCAAGCGGAGTGGCACTCAGGGGCATGCTCTCTGAACCCAGGGCCGACAGCTCAGCCATGGCTGGGTCCACGCCCGCTGCAGCCACTTCGTCAATCTGTGCACCAGGAGTCACAGATGGCTTACCCTCGACGCGTGTCACTTCCACGGGGACGCTCTGACCCGCTTCCGCAGCAACTCCGATCCTGTGGTGTGCCTCGCGAATGACCACCTGACCAGTCTCAGGGTAATACTCGGCGCGGATCGGTCCTATGGGCTCGGTGCCGCCATCGGGTATCAATGCCGGGTCATAGCCTCCCGACAGCCCCTCGCGCAACGCAGCTACCTGTTCGGGCGTGCGCCCAACCATCCCACCAGCCTCGTCGATCGCAGCGCGGTGAGGAAACTCCAAATCGTTGACCAGGGACTCGGCAGGCACGTTGCTCGTGGCTCCGTCTTCCAGATTCAGTCCCTCGGGGGTTGTGAAGCGCGGCTCCTCGCCCAGCGGCTTGTCAGCCGCCTCCCAGACAGCGCGATCTGCGTCAACCTCAGCGGCCTTGGTGTTGATCTTGGCCTGGAGGCTGGACGCCTGCGCGCGCAGCTTAGCGGCCTTGCCGCTCTCCGCGACTCGCTCGGCGTAGTCCAGCGTGGCCTGCGGCATGTCCTCGAGGAGGGTGTTCTGCAGGGTGCGAACGTACTCCTCGGGCAGCATCGGGTATCGCTCGGAGATGATGGCGGCGCCATCCTCTCGCGCAGAGTTCTTAGCGACGAACTCGAAGACCTTGCCAGCCTGACTGCGATTCACCCAGTCAGCCCATGAAGTAGAGTGAACGTCCTGCAGCACGTCCCACGCGGCCTTGGATACGATCGGCGAGATGCCCTCGCGGAACGGGTGCTTGACGAGCGTTCCCAGGCGCGACAACACGGACGCATCGCCCGCAGCGTTCTGCCCGAGATCGGCCAGGGTTCCCGCGAGCCCAGCCTCGCCCTCCACGCCGAGGGCAGCCGCAGCTCCCTCTGCGGGACCGCCCAGCCCCTTCGTAACTGTGCCCGCCGCCTCGCTGGCGCCGTGAAGCGCCGCGGCCATAGCCAGTGCGCCTACGAAGTTGATGCTCTCCTCAGACGGCGGGACGTACTCGCGGCCGGTGGCCTCTGTGACTTCCTTGCGGATGATGATGTCGGGCACGTCGAAGCCGGGGTCGCCCGGAAGGGTGTGGCCGAACAGGTTAGGCTGGAACCCCCCGCTGCCAGGAAGACGTCCCTCCAGGATGAGCCGACCCAGGGTGTTCTGAGTGGTAGCCATTGAGCGGGCGAAACGGCGGTTAGCCGCTCCGGTCACGCCCTGCCATGCCCTTGTGAGCCCCGAGATGTCGCCGATGCCCGCATGCTGCGCGACGGCAGTGCTCTGCGTCTCCAAGATGTTCATGCCAGCACCGATGCCCTGGAACGGCGTCATGGCCGCTCCGAAGACTGTGCCCACCGCGGCCTCGCCGATGCTCAGCGGATTGTAGCCGTGCTTGATGATCGGGTCGGCAATCGGCTGGGCGAGAGCTTCTGCGCGCGCCTGTGCCGAATCGGCCCAGTCAGCCATGGTGATGCCACCCTCGCTGAAGTGGACCTTGCCCACGAGCGAAGGGAACAGGCGCTCGATCGTGGCGACCTGCTCCTGCGTTGTGGTCTCAGCCGACACTGTGATCTCACCGGTGCTAGCATCTACCTGCGCGCCGGGTAGCACCTGCGCAGCGGCGGCGGTGAGCTGAGACGTCTGCTGGAAGTCCCCGGAACTGGACTCCACGGGCACGTTGTACTCCGCGGTGTTGGTCCCGGCGAAGGCAGCGGGGTCGTTGGCGTAGGCCATGAACATCGCCTGCTCGCCAGGGCTCAGCTTGGCAATGTCGTTGATCTGTACAAGCTCGCGCTGCCGCTCGGCGGGGTCTGCAATCGCCAGCGCCGTCAGCCGCAGCTTGATGAGCGAGCCGTTCACTCCACCGAAGGCATTGCGCCGCTCGATCCAGTCAGCCATGGCGGGCGTGTAGCTCGCCAGGACGTCGTGATGAGCCTCGGGCAGGTTGGTCGTCATCAGGCTTACGGTCGCGCCGGGGTAGCGTTGCCAGAAGTCAGGCTGCTTGTACTGGCCGGAACGATTCACCAGCAGCTTCACGTTGTCCGGGTGCATGTCGGGGTGCGGCCCGAAGTCGCGTACCCCGTTTGCCTCAAGGGCAGCCGCCCCTGTATCCAGGCCGGTGCCGCCTTGGTCTTCCGGTGCGTAGATCGAAGGCATTTACTCTCCCAGGTGATAGGCGAGGAGCTGATAGATGTTGTGCAGAAGCGGCGGGGCCTCGGGGTCCATCGTAGCCAGCTTCAGCGCGGGAACGTATTGCTTCAGGTTCTCCGGCGGCTGCGGCTTCGAGAACGCACCGGCAAGGTGCGTGACCGGCTCGTTCGGGCGCGAGGTCGGCCCGTACAGCATGGCGTCCTGGCCCTGCAGGGGCGGGAGCTGCGGCGCGGAACCGGGCTGCAGCTTGGGCATCGGGGGCAGGGGCTCAGGCGCGGGGGCCGCGGCCGCTGGCGCTTCGGTCTGAGGCGGGTTCGCCACGTCAGCCGCAGCACCCTGCGGGTTGTCGCTCGCTACCTGCGAGGCCTGGGATGCCAGCTCGGTAGCGTCTGGCAGTGGAGCCGGTACGTTGGACATCGAGCCTCCTTAGAAGACCGGGTTGCGCGTGACAACCTGGTTGGTCGGAGCGATCGGCAGGGCGGGCTGGATAGCGCCGCCGCCGCCAAGGCCACCCTGCTCGGGCGGTTGCATCATGTCGCCACCGGGAGCCCCGGCGGGCGCAGCGGCCTGGATCTTGGCCTGCTCTGCAGCGAACAGGTCCGGCTGCACCGCCTCGAGCGCCTCCACGAAGGTCTTGCCCTGTGACATCAGGATGAGCGTGCGAGCCTGAATGGACATGGGCGTGTTGGGATCCGCCGCGAAGCGCTGGAACAGCGCGTCAGCGAGGTTCTCCTCGTCGATGCGGTCCTGCACCGTGCTCACGTCGTCCAGGTAGTCGAGCTGCTGGCGTGCGGTGGTCCGGTCGATCAGCCGCTGCGAGAGGTGCATGGCGATCCGGTTGTCAGCCTCCGCGCGGTTCAGGCCCGCGGCAGCTCCGAACTGGATCGTGTGCTGGAACCAGTCCCCCATGTCGTCCGGGGTGTAGGTGGTCTTCTTGCCGACCGCCTGAAACAGGGACTTCTCGAAGTTGAGGTGCTCGGCTTCCACCGCGAAGGAGATCAGGTTGATGTCCTTACGCAGGAAGGCCATGTGCTCCTGCAGCTCCTTGACCACCGAGGACAGGGAGCCCTGGGTGCTCGCCACGAAGCTGCCGGATGCGATGCTCTGCGACACGACGCCGATCCGGGACGGGGGCTGCGTGCCCTCGTGGCTCTCCTCGGAATCCAGGTACTGCAGGAGCCCGAAGACCGCGCCGCTGGGCGTCGCAGGAGCGACGCGCCGCATGAAGGTCTGGAACTCCGCGTTGGGGTCGTGGTGGTAGATGGTGTCGATGCCCGGCTCCTCCGTGCTGTTCAGCACGCCCTTCTCCTCGAAGGGGGCACGGGCCATCGACTCCAGGTACTCAATCAGCAGCTTGACTGTCTTGTTCCGGGCCATCAACGGCCCGCCAAGCTGGTCGAACAATCCGTGCCAGCGCCCGTCAGCCGAGGGGAGCTGTGTGAACGCGACCGGCACCATGCCGAGCTTGTGCACCCACCGCTTATCCACCTCACGGGTCGCAACGACCTGCCCCGCGGCGTTGGCCTTAGAGACGGCTTGCACGACCTGCATGCTGTCGAAGTACATGGACACGAGCACGTCGCCGTCAGCGTCGGGCGCGTCACTCAGGAAGTCGGCGTCCAGGATCTGCGCCGCGATGCGCTCCGGCATGGTCTCGACGTAGAGCAGGTTCAGGAGCTTCCCGTTCTTGACGTCCGGGTAGCAGTTGCGCGGGTCCAGGCGCAGGAGAAGCGGGTAGTCGCTCTCGTCCTTGTCGACGTAGACCGCAACGGCGACGTAACCCGCAACCGCAAGGTCGAGGTAGAGCATGGGCTCCATGCGGGGGCCCTGACCCATCTCCCACAGAGTCTTGGCGATGCCGGTGCGGATGCCGGTGTCGGTGAGATCCTTCTTGGTGTCGCCCTTGCGCATGAAGACGGGAGACCCCTTGGCCTCAGTCGCCAGGCGCTCGATGTCATGGCACGCGTCCTTGATGGCGTTCGCCACCAGCGGCATCGTCCCCATGTCCTCGCCGGGGAACAGCGCGCCTAGGTCGCCGCTGTAGAGCTGGTCGAAGTTGGAGATGCGCACCTTGTGGTCACGATGCGTGTCCACGTTGCGCAGCCCGTTGAGCTGGTTCGTGATGTACTGTTCGTCGATCCTGTCCATGAGCTTAGCCGGGGATACGCGAGCCATGCGTCTTCCTCCACATCTTGATGTTCTGCTTCTCTATGTCGTCCTTGCGATCGCTCTGAGCGCGCTTCACACCGGACCACCCACTCTTGCTTGACTTCTGGAAGTGGCTCTCGAGGCCCTGTCGCCAGGGTCGGAGCTTGCGCCAGTTCCACTTGATGAACCAGACCGACATCAACACGTCGGTGTCGAAGCCGTGCCCGAACAGCGTTGCCTCCTGCTCGAACCAGCCACTCTGGTCTCGGCCCGCTTGGTTCCCGTACGGCAGCCGGATGCGTCCACTCTGGATCTCGGCAGCGAGGGACTCGACGCCTAGCTCGGCGTCGCCCTTGTTCTTGCCGGTCTGGTGCGCGATCACTTGCACGCGCATCTTCAGGTCTTGGTACCAGGGCTCCTTCTCGAACCACTTGGTCATCGTGCTGGACTCCATGATGATGTAGTCCGGGCGGTACTCGTCCATGACCCGATCAACTTGCTCGCGCATCGCAAGCGAGCCACCCTTCCACTTTGCGAACTCGATGACGCACAGGGCGAAGTTGTTCTGCGTGCTGAACACGTCGGCCACCGTCATTGCGTTCCACTGCGTAGGGGAGGGGTCGATAGACACAACCCGTGCGATGGGCAACGCCGAGTTCTCGACGAGCACACCTTGGCCCGATGGCCTGTGGTAGTCCCGGCACCCCTCCCACCACTCCTCTCGTACCATGCTCGCGCCTTCAGGCAGCGGGTTCTGCTGGTACATGGTCTCGAACGTACGTTCGCCCACTCGTTCGTAGGCGACCATCAACTCCTCGAAGGGCCAGACCTCCGGCCAGAGCGTCAGGGGCTCCGGGTTCTCCGGGTCTTCATCCGGCCAGCGCAGGATCGCGGGGTAGCGGATCAGCTTCCAGAGCGGCTCGCCCTTCTTGGGCCCGCGGCTGTAGGTCTGCTCCGAGAGGAAGCCGTAGGTGTCCCGAAGGTGCACCCTCTGCCCGAGCACCACGACGCGGCCGCTCGCGCTACGATACGGGTCGTCGAGATCCGCTGGAGCGGGCATCACTCTCGAGAAGACCTCGCCGGTGATCCAGTCCTCGTGCTGCTCCCGCGAGATGTCCGTGCGGGAAGTCTTCACATCGGTCACGTCGTCACAGATGACTACCGTGGCTTCTGACCCGAGAATCTGCTGGCCTGAGCCGCGAGCCTCGAGCGTGAACTGCGCGTTGGCTTCACGCATGCGACCAACGACCAGTAGCTGACCGCTGGAGGGCTTCCAAGGAACCTCGCCCATAGACTCCGGCGCGAACCTCCCGAAGGTCTCGATGAGCTTACGATTGTACTCCAAGTGGTAGGCGATGAGCCTGCAGAACTTGATGGCGAGGTTTGCGCTCTTGGAGACCCAGATGATTTCCTCATCCCTGTTCCTCACGATCAGCCAGAGCACGAGCCACAGCATCGTGGTGCTCTTGGCGTGGCGGGGCGGCACGTTCAGGATCACGTTCCGGTGCTCGATGATGTTCTCGACCCAGGAGCGGTGGAGCGGCAGGATCTCCTCGAAGGGGCTGAACTCCAGGAAGAAGCGCTCGTAGGCCTCGACCGTGAGCGGGAGCATGGCCGCGTGTTCGGGGCTCAGGTTCTCCTTGCGCTTGGGTTCGGGGATCATGGAGATGAGCTGGGCGCCGGAAGGGTGGCCCTGCTCCTTGATCTGCCTCACCCGGCGCTCGGTCATCCCGAGGGCCGTAGCGATCTGGACCTGGTTCAGGCCCTGGGCCTCGAGGTACTCGATCTCGGGGTACCACTGAGCGGCTGAGATGCGGGCCCCACCGGCCCGGTCCATGGCACGCTCGCGGGCTCGAGCCCCCCGCTTCTTGAGCGCATCCCGCGTGATCGTCTCAGCCATGCATCTCCTTGAGCGTCTCCTCGATGTCCTCAGCGGCTTGGCGCAGTTCCTCGCGGAGCCGCTCGCCATCCGGCCGAGTTTCGCCGGGCCGGGCGTCCCATGAGTCCATTTGAGCGCGTTTGCGGTACTTCGGACGCGGGATCGAGGTTCGCTTCGGCATGGCCTTGGATTCCTGTCTGACCTGCGGGTTCTGGTCTCTGCTTCCGGCCTGGCACGAAACCCCGGAAATGAAGGCATCGTTGCAGGTCAGGAGGGGTTCGGGAGCGGTGAACAAGGTGTTTGGCGGTCATCCGGCTTGGCGCGGGGGCCACAGGAACCCGTTTCCGAGAAACTTTGCGGTGGAGTCGCTACGCTTATAGGAATACACACTTTTGCGTACCCCCACCCGGCTCTGTGCGAATGATGTAGGCTGCCTGGGGTCTGATTCGTAGGGCTGGC